GTGTTAAGTCATCAATGCTAGACTTTAAATTGTCTAGCGAGTCAATCGTCCACGGAGGCAGTAAATCAGCCATCTCACGCTAAAGTAACGCTCAATGAACTAGTAGCAATGCGGAACACATCACCAGTTGCAATCGTCTTAGAAGCGTCTAGTGGTGAGTGATACAGCAAGTTACCTGCTGTAGAAGCATCACGGATTCCAATGTGCGTGATTGTTCCCCATGCACCGCCAGCTTGAGGAAACTCAATAGCAGCAGAATTGGTAGAAGCACCATTGGAGGGCGCACCAAAAGTAATTGCCTGACGAGCATAGCTAGTACCAGAACACTCAGTTCCAGTATCAGCGTCTGTTGGGTCAGTTGTATAAAGTGCTAAATACACAGTTGTTGGTGCTGTGTAAGCAGTTGCTCTCAACGTAACATTGATAAGAGCATTTTCTAAGTAGTTGGACATTTCAGCCATATTTTCACCTTGCAGTTAATTTCATTGCTAACGGAACACCAGAGTATTGACCTTCTTCATCAGACTTGGTGAGAGATGTGATTGCTCTGTCATACATAGAACCCCATGTATTGATTCGAGCATCGTTCATTAGATAAGGCTCTGCTTCAACCAATGCGCCATACAGCAAACCATCAGGTGCAACATTTAGAAAGACGTTAGAAGCGTTACCACTAGACAGATATGGAGGCGCAGCAAAGTAAAGCATCTTTAATGTGTAGATGCCATCAGGTGCAGGTGCTAATTGAAACTCACTTGCTAAGATTGTGTAACTCTTAGGAACACCAACTTCTGATGTTCTTTGGTCATTAGATAACGATGAGGGACTAGAGTAACTCAATGGTTGAATTGGGTTAGTCATCACCACAAAGTCACGAATCTCTATGAAGTCGCTAGGCAGTTCTACAGTTGCATCACCAGAGACTGTGCTAGTTGTTACAGACTTGAGCATCTGACGAATACGCAGTTCTCTACGCAAACGATTCTCAGCCAAAGTAATAAAGTCTGGAATAATGCTTGTCAGGTCAGACCTAGCCAAGTAATTAGCTATTGAAGTCTGCAAATCAGAGTAGGTAGCAAAACTCATACAACTCCTGTCCTAGTGCGCCATGCACGATTCATTGGGTCATTCAGAAAAGCAGCAAACCGCTTGTCATCAAGAACAGCAAAGCCACGCATGATTCCAGCTTTATTCAAGTCATCAATAACTGTCATAGGGATAGACGCAACCTTATTGCCAAACAAGTTATCAGACCATCTTGCTCTCTCGTCATACAAGTTATATTCTTTTTTATTCTGCTCAACAATGTCAGAAACATCCTGACGAGTCTGAATAACGATACCGCCCTCACCATCAGCATGAACAGCACTTTGACGAAAATTGTTAGGATTTTGCATAGCCTAATTCTATCAGTTTGAGTAGAAAAGAAAATGCCCCAGAGTTTGAAGTCTGAGGCATTTTAGTGGTTACCTTGGATTAAGGTGTAATGTCAGCAATGATGCCGTGTGCGCCTTGGTTTTTAACTTCCAAGGTGTACTCAGCCAGCAATTGTGTGGACTCATTGTCGCCAGTTACAGCCAACTCGTTGGTCTGGAAAGGGCGCAAGTAAGCGATAGCAGCCATGTCAGGGTCAATCACATACGCAACTTCATCGCAAGTATTGGTAGAAGTCATAAAGCGGTTGGGAACAACGCTCACAGTTCCGAAGTCGCTCATGTAAACATCGGCCGCGGCCACGATTGTGGTAGGGCTGTTCGATGGGGCCATGAAACGCTGTGCAGCGATACCAGCAAAAGCTGAAACCAATTGCTTATGTGCAGGGTTGACCATCAGCACTTTAGGATTGCCACCAGAAGCGTAAACTTCACGGATAACAGTCTTCAAGATTGTTTCGTCAAACGTGCGGTTAGTGCCGTTGGTACGTGCAGTTGTACCCAAGTCACCAGCGACACCAGAAGTACCGCCATCATAGTTGGAGTTCAACCATGCTTGCAGACCACCCAATTTACGAGCAGTAGAGGAATTGCCGTTAGCAGCAGTTTGGTTACTCAGCAATGTAGTCTCCATGTCCCTCTTAATTTCCGAACTTGCTTTGGCCAATTGGTAGGCTTTTTCGGATTTTCGGCCTGCTTTATCCACGCTCTGCAAAGTGCCAGAAATCTTGATAGTCTTCTGTGCAATCTGAGTGCGGTTGCCTACACGAGTAGTAGGAGACATAGTAGCGTCAGATGCTGTTGCACCCTCAACTGTAAAGTTATCCAAAGTTGCAGCAGCCAAGCTGTCAGTCTGCCACTCGTGCAGAACAGCAGTAGCCTTAGTCTTACCAATGGAAGACATAAATGGAACATCTGTTGGTGAAATCGAGTAGATAACATCCGAAAGGTCTTCTCTCATACCGATTGCGGTATATGTTTGATAGGTAGCCATAATTTAATACTCCAAAATTTAAAAGAATCGTTCAAATGCTTTAGCTGCGTCTGCGACTTTTCCTGTCTCACGCAACCTCTGCATAACCTGTTTATCTTGTGAAGACTTAGCTTGAGGCGCAGAAGTACCAGAACGCATCATCTTAGGGGCAGCCACGAGTTTTTTATTTAACTCTGGTTTGCTCTTTTGAAGTTGCTCATACTTCATTGCCTTATACAAGGTCATCACAGCACGACTGTCATACACGGAACTGAGTTCTTGGTCAGACCAACCTACAGATTTCGCATAGTCACGGATTTGTTTCCGTACCGCATCACCCTGTGGTGTCGCTAACTCAGGAATCAGACTAACTAGCTTCTCAGATTCTTGACGGAGATGGTTTTGCAGTTGGGACTGTTGCTCTGCTTGTTGCTGTTGGGCAATGCGTTGCTGTTCATTCCTGACTACTGCTAACTGCTTCTCACGCTGGCTCTGTTCAGCTACCGCTACCGCATAACCGATAGGGTCTGTTTCCTTTAAAACTTCTAAGTCCACACCCTGATGCTGCTGCGTAAGGAAGCTATCCAACGCTTGCAACTTCTGGGCGTATGCCTGTCGCTCTTGTTTCACATACTCTAAGTGACCACGTTCAGCTTCAATCGCCTTACGTTGTTCAGCTAGAGCCTGAGACTTTTTAGTGTAGTCCGTACCTTGTTGATAACCCTTGATAAGTTCGTCTAGTTCTACTTCGACTTCCTCACCAGATGCCTTGACTTTATATCTAGGCTTTGGCTCATCAGATTCCTCTGAATACTCAACTTCATCAGTCTCTTGAAGTTCCTCTGGTTGACCTTCGGCTTGGCTGTTGTCAGCTTCCTCAGAATCACCCATCAAACCTTCAAACGCTGAAGCGGCTTGGTTTACATCTAGGCTTTCACTCCCATTAGGGTTGGTGTTTTCCATTTGTCATCTCAATAATCGCCAGAAACCTTCTGGACGGAGGGTAGGGTAAACCCTACAGAATCTTCCACTTCTTCTCTTTAATCACAGTTTCCGAGGCTAAACCTTCTAGGTGTCCTGTAATCAATTCAATAGACTTAATGTGCCGATAAGCGTCTTCACGTCTATCACATTCTTCTGCACTTGTGTTAATTATCACACTAATCTGCTGATTTTTCAAGTTATCTATAACTTCTTTGAAAAAGTCATCATTTAGTAAGTTCTTAGCCCATTGAGCCAACAGGTGTTTATCAGTAGGCATATTGAATTTGTGAGTTGTCATCTACTAATTTACCACCACCAGAGCCACTTCTAAAGTCGTAACTTCCAGTTAAGTCAAAACCACCTCTATTAGCGTCACGTTGGTATGAATCATAAAGTTCAGACAATACTCGTTGTTGGTTTGCATCAAGGCTGTCAAAGGCATCACCCGCCCTTCTTCTGCTTGCGTCAGCAGTATTAGCTAGATTAGCAGCACCCAATAAACCATACTCAGATACAGTTCCCTCTGGGGTGTTTAACAAGCCATTAACAATGTCGCCAAAACTGTAATCAGTTAAATTACTAGCGATACTGTTAATAATTCCTAAAGTTGGGTTTACTAATCCGAGTAAAGCATTGGCTGTCATTGGAGTATTGTTAGTAGCTAAACCAAGACCTGCGGCTAACAGATTACCAGATGGCCCTGCTGCCAACATCGCTATCTTTGTGCCCAAGTTAACTACATCTTGCTCTGTTTTAATGTCAGCAGCAGACCCAATTAGGTTTAGTGCAACTGCTGTTTTAACTAGGTCTGAGTTACCAGCCAAAGCAGCTATCGGTGCTATTACACCTCCAACTTTTGCCACATCACCTGCTGTAATATTTCCAATAGTTCCACCAGTATTTTTAGTGAAGTCATTGTTATAAACCAGAGTGTTATCAATGGCTGTGTTACCAGTAATCTTGCCTGTATCCAAGTTTCCAAGATTGAATACGCCAGAATCTACACTAGCAATAGTGTCTGCTGCTTTTACCTGAGTCATTGGTGTGGGCAAAACTCTTGGTTGTGCCTGTAACAATGAGCCATAAGCAATTCTTGGTTGCTCTGGCAATTGGTTACCAATCATGTCTAACAATGAAGTGGTAGGTGCAAACTGCGTCTGTGGACGATACTGGCTCTGTATGCCAGAAACAATATCCTGATATGAGGCAGCCTGTGGATTACTTCCACCAACTAAACTAACCAGTTCTTGATAGTTCATTCTGTTCTCACTTAGCAATTAAGCCTAAGACATTATTCAATGAAGTAGGCGCACCAACTACATTCTTTTGCATGGTGTTTAGTCCAAGAGTGTTATCTGCTGGCAAACCTTGAATCATGTTAACAATGCTTTGTGTACTAGGACGTTGATTTATCAAGCCTTGAGCCAAACGCTTGGATTCAGCAAATGACGGAAACAACTCACGCATCTGACCTGCCGTAATTGGTGCTTGATAAATGTTTGCAGGGTTAAAGTTAAACGTAGATGTTGGGGTTTTTGCTAATGTATTTATCTTTTGATTAGCATCAGTCATAAAAGACTTGTCGTAAGTCTCTTGACCAAATTGAAATGGAACACCAGCAGTTTTAGCTAAGTTACCTACAGAAAAGTTAGCAGGTAAACGCTCACCATTGGCAGCAGCAGCTTGGTCAACCAATGCCTGTACACCAACAGAGTTTGCTTGTGCTTGCTCTAGTGTCTTACCTACACCTAACTGAAACCCATAGTTAGGGTCTAACGCTGCTACTGCTTGTGGTGTACCAAATGCTTTATAAACATCATCCATTGACTTAGCACTAGCCAATGCACCAGTTAGGTTTTTGTACTCAGTCGCTGTTAATGCACCAGTATTCAAAGCAAGGTTAATAGCTGTTTGTGCTTGCTCACCAGTTAAGGTATCTACGCCATCTTTGACAACTAACTTACCACCTACAAATGAAGTGGTAATGGGTCTTTGTGTAACAGGACTAATAAACTGGACGCTATTACCTTGGACATTCTGGGAAATGTTAGGCAATGTTGTATCTAGTTTGTAAGTCTGTGTCGTAGGGTCATACACACCATAGGGGTTTACATTGGCGTAACGCCCTGCAAATGGGTCACTCTCTAGCGCAGCAACATTAGCTGATAACTTACCAGCTTCACCAAGTACAGTAGGATTAAATGGGTCATAACCCAATGTAGCCATAGCAGATACATACTCAGTCTGCGTAGGGTTACGTCCTAGTGTGCTTCGATAACCAGAAATAATGCTCTGACTCAAGTCTTTTACGCATCAAACGAGATTCTGCAAGATGAGGATGGTAAGGAGATGGTTGAGGAAGTGGACTATGTTCCTTTCCACTCAATCTGTCCTATTCCAATTCCGCATAAGTTCTTTGGTAACTCACTCGCTGACAGAACAGTTGACCTACAGTTAATCAAGACCACTATCACTCGTCAGATGTTGGATAACTTATATCTGACAAACAATGCTCGTGTGGTTGCTGTGGAAGGTCAAGTAAACCTTGACGATTTGCTGACTTCTACCGCAGGTGGTGTTATTCGTGCCAAGTCACAAGGTGCTGTTCAACAGTTAGTTGTTCAGAACGTGGCTAATCAGGCTTTCCCAATGCTTCAGTATCTGGACACAGTACAGTCTAAGCGTACTGGTGTATCTGATGCTTCACAAGGTTTAGACCCTGCTATCTTGCAGAACGTGACTGCTGCTGCGGTTGCCTCCATGCAACAAGCTGGCGCAGGTAAGATTGAACTGATGGCTCGAATCTTTGCTGAGACAGGTGTTAAGTCTTTGTTCCAAGGCATCTTGCACTTGCTCTGTAAGTATCAGGACAAGGCACGTATGGTGCGTATGCGTGGTGAGTTCGTAGAGTTTGACCCTAGAACATGGGCTAACCAATACGATGTTTCTATCAACGTAGGTCTGGGTGCTGGAAACCGACAAGAGCAGATGGCTATGCTGTCGATGGTTCTTGCTAAACAAGAGCAGTTGATTGCTCAGTACGGCCCTGCTAATCCTTACGTTTCACCTGCTCAGTATCGTGGCACATTGGGACGCATGGTAGAGATTGCTGGCTTTAAAGATAGTGCTGAGTTCTACAAAGCGATTACGCCAGAGCAAGACCAGATGCTCTCGAATCCTCCTCCACAGCCACAGCAAATGCCTCCAGAAGTGCAAGCAATCATGGCTCGCACTCAGGCTGAGATTCAATCTAACCAAGCTAAAGCACAAGCTGACATTCAGTTGAAGCAGCAGCAACAACAGATTGACATGGAGATGGCACAACAAAAGGCTGCTGTTGAAATGCAGATGATGCGTGAGAAAGAGGCTGCTAAGTTGCAATTAGAGCGTGAGAAACAACAGGCTTACTTTGCTATGAAGCAACAAGAGTTTGAAGCAGAAGCACAATTGAAAGCAATGAAGATTGGTGCTGGCATTACATCTAACGTAGAGATTAGGGGTTAATTATGGCTACAGCACCAGTTTATTACACAGACCAGTTGGTCAAAGAATACATTGATAAAGAGTTCAAAGGTTTAACTGGTGATGCGCTTTATACGGCTGTAGCAAATGAAGCTGCAAAGCAGGGCGTTCCAGCAGAGCAAATTGGGCGTGTGCTTGGGTTTGATACTGCTGCTGTTAATCAGTACGCAACTAACGTAGGCAAGCCACTTGTTTCAGAACAAAAGGCACTTGATACTGTTATTGATTATGCCTATAACACTCAGTTTGGTAGAGATGCTACGGCTCAAGAAAAGACTGAAGCTGTTAACTATCTAACTGGTGGTGGTACTTTTACTAACCAACAAAACTCTGTTCGTGGTACTGGAATTCTTAACCAAAGTTTAGAAGGCTATAACTATGATACGCAGAGCGTTATTTCTGGTTATCGAAGCACACTAGGACGTAACCCTACGCAGACTGAGTATGTATCTGCTATGGCTACATTGGGTTATGACCCATTTAATCCTACTGTAC